TGGTGGTCCTTAACAACGGTCTGGAATTCCAGGAAGCAAGCAACACATCAGTTGAAATGCAGTTGAACGAAAACAAAAAGACCAATTCCGATGAAATCTGTAAGATATTCGGAATGCCAACTGCGATCATAAGCGGCAAAGCCACAGAACAGGACCGGGCAGATTTTGTACAGTTCTGCTTGAATCCGATATTGAAAGAATTTGAATGTGCATTAAACAGAGACCTACTTCTGGAAAGAGAAAAAGGGTCTTATTTTTTTGCTGCTGATACATCAGAGCTGACAAAAGGCGATATTGAAAAGCGCTTTAAAGCATACGAGACTGCCAGTAAAAATGGCTTTCTGCAGATTGATGAGATACGAAGGAAAGAGAATTATCCGCCGCTGGGATTAGACTTTGTACGCCTGGGCCTGCAGGATGTTCTTTTTGATCCGAAAACAAAGCAGTTTTACACTCCGAACACAGGAGAAACAGGCGGAATAGGTCAGATAAAGAAAGAAGGTGAAAATAGTGAGGATTGAGTTAAGAACCGACAGCGTGCTGATCGAAGGCTATGTAAACGCAGTAGCCAGGGATTCTAGACCGATGCGGGATAAAAAGACCGGTCAGAGGTTTGTGGAGCAGATTGTACCAGGTGTATTTAAAAGGGCACTGGAACGCAATGAGGTGGATCTGCTTCTGGACCATGACGAAAACAGGAGGCTGGGATCCACACAGACAAATTTAAGCCTTTGCGAGGATGCGATTGGCTTGAAAGCAAGAGCAGAGATCACGGATCCGGAAGTGATCCAGAAAGCAAGAGACAAAAAACTGCGTGGCTGGTCATTTGGATTTTATGAAAAAGATGCCAGTGAGGAAGATCTCACAAGTGGCATGAAACGTCGGTACATTGAGGATATGCAGCTGGTAGAGGTGTCATTGATCGATGAAAAGAAAATGCCTTGCTATGCAGGGACAAGCGTAGAGACAAGGGCAGAGGGCACAGAACTGCTGACACCGGAACCACTGGAAGTCAGGGCGGAATATGCTAAGGTTGAAACACCGAAAGAAACTGTTGACTATAGCAAGTACAGAGAACGCATTAAGAACTTAGCAAAGGAGAGCGAAAAATGAGAAGAAAAGCAAAAGCAAAGAAGTGGATGCAGAGAAGAGCGGATGATTTAAAGAGCCTGATCGAGCAGAGGGCAGACCTGGTGCAGGAGATGAATGACCTCACAAACACTGCAGAGACTGAAAAAAGGGCATTTACCCCAGAGGAAGATGTTAAATTTGATGAGCTGGAAGGAAAAGTAAAAACTCTTGATGCAACCATTGAAAAGATGGAACGTGCCAGAGATCTGAAGATGAAAAATGCCAGAAAAGACAAAAAAGAAGATCTGACTGAAAAAGAGCAGGCAGAAAAGGAAGAGAGAGCATTTGCTAACTATATCCGTAGCTGCTGCGGAGAGCAGCAGTTAGAAACCAGAGCCGGGGAGCAGAACCTGACAATGGGCAACAACGGTGCGATCGTCCCGACCACCATTGCGAACCGAATCATCAACACAGTGCGTGATATCTGCCCTATTTATGCAAAGGCAACAATTTATCATGTGAATGGTACCCTTAAGATCCCGGTATGGGGAAAGGCTAATTCAACACATGGCATTAAGGTTGGCTACCAGGAAGAATTTACAGAGATTACCGCAGATTCTGGAAAATTCACTAGTATTGACCTGAGCGGATATCTGGTAGGTGCATTAACTCTGATTGGCAAGACGGTAGTAAACAATGCCCAGGTGGATGTAGTAAGCTTTATTGTAAATGAGATGGCGAAAGAAATTGCAGCATTTATTGAAAAAGAACTGCTGATCGGAACCTCTGGAAAAGCCCAGGGCGCTTTGAATGTGGAAAATACAGTAGAGGCTGCGTCTGCTACTGCTATTACCATGGACGAACTGATCACAGTCCAGGCATCTGTAAAGCAGGAATACCAGAAAAATGCTTGCTGGGTTGTAAATCCGGCTACTTTTACAGCCTTCCGCAAACTGAAAGATGGAAACAACCGCTATCTTTTACAGGATGACATCACAGGAGAGTTCCCATACCGCCTGTTAGGAAAGCCTGTATATGTATCTGACAATATGCCGGTAATGGCAGCAAGTGCAAAGACGGTATTGTATGGTGATCTGAGCGGCCTGTCTGTAAATGTTCGCGAAAACATTCAGATCCAGGTGCTTCAGGAGAAGTACGCGACTCAGCACGCAGTTGGCGTAGTTGCATGGCTTGAACTGGACTCCAAAGTTACAGACAGCCAGAAAATGGCTACATTAACAATGAAGGCATCATAAGGAGGTAAAAAGTGAAGGTCAGTGAGCTTACAGTAGAGGATATTGCAGAGTATCTGCGAATAATGCCGGATGATCTGGACGAGGCAGAAAAAAAGACAATGGCCGGGTTCCTGGAAGCTGCAAAAAGCTATGTTAAGTCTTATACAGGACTGACAGAGGATGAGGTGGATGCATATCCGGATATAGTCCCTGCTGTATGCTGCCTGGCAGGAGATTTTTACACCAATAGGGACATGACACCGGCGGTTAAAGGAAGCCCAAACAGGACGGTGGAAAGCATACTGAATATGCACTGCACAAATCTTTTGTAGGAGGATCTTATGTATATACTGGACTCTGGAAGGTTAAGAAAAAAAGTTACTGTATATGGGTATCAGGAAGAGGATTCTTCACTGGGCGGTAAAAAGGTCCGCCTGGTGAAGAAAACCACGGTCTGGGCGGAATTGAAGCCCAGCAGAGGTACGGAGTTTTTGGAATACTACAAAGATGCCAATGCATTGCAATATAAGATTACCATCAGATACAGACAGGACATCACAGAAAAGGATATTTTGGTCTATAACGGGCGGCAGTTTGAAATAAACTCGATCATCAATATAAATGAGGACAATGTAGCACTGGAAATTTATTGTACGGAATCGAAAAATAAGGTGATTTTATGAGTGATACAGGCTTTAAATTTACTGGGCTGGATGAGCTGCAGGAAGACATTGCCAAGTGTGTTGCACAGTATCCGGAAGAAACCTCCAAAAAAATTTACAACCTGGCGGGGCAGTTTACAAAAGAGGTCAATAAAAAGTTTCCAGCAAGTTATGACAGGGGCAAACGGCCGTTTTCAAAGAACTGGAAAAGGGAACGGGATAAAACACAGTTTACGGGTTATACAGTCCGCGTAAATGTAATGAATAAGTCCCCACACTTCCACCTAGTAGAAAATGGACATGTTAAAAAGATTCCAGTATCAAGCTATGCGGCTTATATCCAGAACCGGGCACAGTCATCTAAGGCTGAAACAAGGCAAAAAAAGCCGAGAAAAATTAAGGGTGTCACGTTTAAGATCGAAAACCGGGGATTTGTACCCGGAAAGCATTACTGCGAGCGGACACGTAATGAGTGGCATGAAAAGTATCCACAATTGGTTGAGGAATATGTGGATAAGATGCTAAAGGAACACAAATTATGATTAAAATCACAGAATTGAAGCGAGCCTGTAATGAAGTGGTAAGCCGGACATTTCCAGAAATTAAGGTGTATGGGAATGATACGGTAGACGGATATACAAGACCCGCTTTTTTTACAGAGATCATACCACATGGATATAGCCATGAAAGCAAAAGCTTTTCGCAGAGTGGGGCAACATTTAAAGTTACGTTGCTGGAACAGTCCCATGATGAAGAACTGTGCTTGTCAATCTATGACAAAATAAGGGAAGCATTTGGGATGACACTGCCAGTAGGAGACAGAAAGCTGCTGGTGGGTGAGATGTCCTTTGAGTTTATAGGCGAATATCTTAACATTCTGCAGGTGACGGTTGAATTTGATTGGTATGAACATAAAGAACGCATTGAGGCGGAGCCGGTAGCAGAAACACTGGCGGTATCAATGGAAAAGAAGGGAGATAACTAAATGGGCGCACCAAGCGTAAATATTGCATTTATTGAAAAATCTGCTACAGCGATCCAGAGAGGTGAGCGTGGCATTATCGCAATGCTGCTGAAAGAAAGCGCAGTAACAAAGGCAGACTATACAGTTTACTCAGTGACAGATATTCCAGATACATTATCAACTGCGAATAAAACTGCAGTGGAGCAGGCATTAATGGGCTATCAGACAGCACCAAGAAAGATTCTGCTGCATGTGATTACCAGCGCATCAGTGGAAACCACAGGCTATACCGATGCGCTGACATATTTTGCAACACAGAAATGGGACTATCTGGTTATCCCAAGTGTAGAAACGGATCAGAAAGCGGCAACTGTAGCATCCTGGATCAAGAGCCAGAGAACAGCAGGACTGACATATAAGGCCGTATTGCCAAATTCTGCATCGGACTGTGAGGGAATTGTAAATGTAACAGCCGGATGTGTAAATGGTGATACTGAGTACAGTGCTGAGGATATGTGTGCAAGAGTAGCGGGTATAATCTGCGGAACTCCGCTGACTATGTCCTGTACATATGCACCGCTGACAGAAATGACAGACTGCGACCGTATGAGCGCGTCTGACCTTGATGCAGCCGTGGATGCAGGCAAATTTGTCTTTATGTGGGACGGAGAAAAAGTGAAAGCTTTAAGAAGATTAAAGTGGTCGATACTATGGACATGATCAAGGATGATATCCGTTTGACCGCACAGGATTCTTACATCGGTAAATATGCAAACAGTTATGACAACAAGTGCCTGCTGCTTACAGCTGTAAACAGCTACTTTGCTGGACTGATCCAGGATGGTGTGCTGGCTTCCGGAAAATGTGAGATCGATGTAGATGCACAGAGAAGCTATTTTTCTTCCAAAGGTGGTACCGTAGTAGTAGACGGAGAAGAAAAGAAGCTGGAAGAATGCACAGACGATGAGATTAAGCAGGCTAATACAGGAAGTAAAGTATTCCTGAAGGCGGTAATCAGCATCCTGGATGCAATCGAAGATATTGACCTTGATATTTACATCGGATAAGGAGGAAATGGTAGATGAATGGATATACTTCTGACCAGGTGTTTAATGGAGCTTATGGAGAACTTTGGGTTGACGGAGATTACATGGCAGAGGCGGAAGCTGTGAAAGCAGAGGTTAATCTCAGCTATGAATCTATTCCGCGCGCCAGAAGTCTTACAGATGGCAAAAAGCTGACTGGAATTGAAGGTAAGGGCGAAGTGAAGCTGAAAAAGGTAAGCTCTTATGTGACAAAGAAAATGTCAGAAAAGCTGAAAAAAGGTAAAAGTCCTAATTTTACAATTATCAGTAAAATCGCAGACCCGGATGCGATTGGTGCCGAAAGAGTGGCACTGTACAATTGCAAATTTGACAAAATGATCCTTGCAGACTGGGAAAG